GCCCCAGTCATATCATTATGACACTAAACCCTGGCGTTACTGCCAGGGACCTAGTTCATGCCAGTCGAGGACCGGCATGGTTCGTATACTCATTTTACCCACACGACCGCGTACGCTTTGAAAAGATTGCGACGCAGCAGGCCCGGCGGTCATCCACTGTACCCACCCTCGCGTTACATGAGGGTTGAGTCCAATTCCGAGGTATGTTCTACGCCCGGAAGGTTGTCCGTATTGCCGTGCCTGGGTATTCCCACGCCAGTCCTTTGTTAAAGGTCTGGTATCGCTCGTTCCTTCACAGGACAAGAGCGCACTGTACATGCCTGCAACCGTGTAAGTTGTTTCAACGGTTAGAGGTCGTCCAGTGTAGGTTGTGGAGGAGAATCCACAGTGGGAATTTCTGAGTACTTTGGGAGTTGCTTCATCGAAGTTCCTGACGATGCCGACGTCTCCATACCCTTCGGGGATGGAAGTACGTTTAGCGATCGGGCACCTTGAATTAAGGTAAAGCCAAACAGGTAGGAAGCGGTCATCACAACCGCGACCAAGATTACGACGATGAGCGTAGCGGCGGACAGCGTTAGCCATCCGTATAACAGCTGACGTAAGGTCTTCATGTTCATCCTTCTTGAAAAAGAAAGGGCGAACGTTCAGGCCGCGCCAGTAGTCGCTACCGCAACTTTCGAAGAAGGACCCTGCCAAAAAGGTCTTCTTCCCGTTCACACTGAACCCGAAAACGTTCAGTGTGCGGACCACATCAGCAGCTACATCTTGACGGACGATGATATCGTCGCCGAAAACGTAGGGGTCTTCATCAAAGGCTTTAGCGATGGCGTAAAACACCAGCGTTTCGAGCTCAAAGGTAAACCCATTTCCCATCGAAGATATTTTTTCGAGGTCAATCCACTGCCCGTCCACTTGCATCTTTGTGGAGCGGAACAACGCAAACAGATTGTACCATTCCCTGGGGAACAGAAACGCGATAAGGCGTCGAGCAATTGTGTCGCTCGCCGAGGCTAGGTCAATAGTTGCAAGGCCAGTGGCCTGTGCAAATCTGACACGTAGTCGGTTTTTGTCTGCTTGGTGCTTGAGGTCAATGCCATAACGCTTAAGCTGACGGCGCACGAGTGCGCCGATGCCCAGCTGCCAGAACATATTCAGTCCTGGCTCGATCGCGATAAAACGATCGATTAAAGCGTCTTTTGGAACGGTTGCAGCTTTAGATCCGGGCGTGAGCCCATATCCCGAGGTCGTTTCCATCCAGCCGTGAGGCTCTAAGGATCCGACAAAGCTGATTAAGCTAGGTGTGAGCCCGATTGCAGACTCAAGTTTTTTGTTTGCCGTTAGGTTCGTAGAAGAGCAGTGATAAGTTGCCCCCGGTCCAAACCGAGCTCGTCCTTCAACGTAATCAAGTTTGGCCCTCGTGAGAGGTCCAAGAATATCCTTGATCGTTGCCCTGATCTTTGCAAGCGTTGCCGGTTTAATGGCAAGGCTTGCCCTCTGCTTGGTTGCGAAATCACCAGAGCATAGGGTCAGGAGTTCGTTCGTAGATCGACAAATCGCTTCCGATTCATGAAACTTCTGAATCGCCGCACGTTCGCGGTCAACCTTGATAGGGAGGCGCGGATTTTTGCGCATTACCTGTTGTATTAGGTAATCATCGGGAAACGTATCCGATGCTATATCAGGAAAAGGAGCGTTGGCTATACCTAACCAGTCGCCACAGTCGGCCTTCGCCTTCATCTCGTTTGCAAACGGTGTATTCACCGCCTTGCATAAACGTTGAAACACAGCTACTTCTAGCTGGAACAACGTCTTTTGCGTGAAACGAGCTGGAGGTTGGGCCTTCTTCTTTCGAGCCGTGTCAGGGTTTTTATTGCCCCTAACGGTGTGGCCATTCCTGCGTACCTGTAGGTGCTTAGGCACCGGTTTAACTTTTACAGGGTCACTCTTAGAGTGTCGCATATTGTTGCCCTTTCGTGTTTACTGGTTACCCGACAATCGGGTCCAGATCCTTTACAGCACCCTTAACAAGTGCTGCGGAGTAGGCGTTAATTGTAAACGCCACGAGGTCATCTACTTCAGCCTGCGTCATAGACAGCGGGATGTCACCGATCACTCGGATCATACCAGTGTCGACGACGAGGCCAGAGACCAGGTCAACAACAGGCTTACGGACACGTAGCTCGCTCTTGCGAGTTTTCGCGGTCGTAGCCGGAATGTCGGCGCTGAGGGAAACCTCAGGCCAATGGGACGGTTTGGTGAGCCGTTTGTCTTTCCAGACAGACAGTTCGGGACTAGCTTTGACAAGCTTGAACGTACGTGCTACAGGTGTAGCAAGGCCGTCGTTCAGGGTAAGATCAGCACCTTGTGCCATGATGGGTATTCCTTTTAAAGGGTTGTCTGCTTCTCAGCAGTTTGCAGATGATCTGCGGGTTGTATCACTTTCGCATTTGTCGCAATAGGGCAAGCCCCGTTGCGACTCGTGTGACTGATGCACTTGGTTTCCACCGGGGTCGCGCAGCCGCAAGGGTGCGTATCTCTCGGTTAGTCTCTTTGTGCACAGCGTTACAAAAGCATGCATCACCTTCAGGCCTGAAGCCGTTGGAGTAAAACCATTTCGGGCTAAACTCTACGTGCTGGACTGAGTACTTGCGCTTTGTTTCATAGCAGCGCGAGCGTGTGATGTTATATGCTGCAACGTTAAGAGCCGTCAACCACTCCCCGATGCCGATAAACCAGTCGACAACGAAAGAGAGAGTTGTAAGCTCCCAGACAAGTGATGCAGGATTTGTTAGGCCATGATCCGCGGCCAGCTTCAGCTCAGAGCTATCGAATTCAACGTATGCCACCAAAGTTCTTTTAAAACTGGCGTACACGAAGGTCGTCTTAGTTCCAGTCGGATCCCCAGAATAGGGGATAGACGCACCGTCGATTGCTTTTTTGCTAGATTTAGTAAACTTATGCACCGTGAGTGGCTTCACTCGACCAGCATCCTCCTGCAGTTCAACGCAGAGAGAATGTATGTCTTGTAAAAGGGTGTCAACCCCGAAATGCCACTGGAGCCAAGCGTTACTTAAGCTTGGCCTACCATTCCGATTTGGAGGGAACGCAGCTTTAGCTGCACCCTCCGCGGCAGACCCCAGACTTTTAAGCGCGCTGCGCAAGGAACCATAGGATCCTTGTACATTGCCCTTCTTTGCCTGACGTGCTGCTCGCTTAGCGTAGTTGACACTACGTCTAAATCGCCCTGCTGCTTGCTGGAACATAGTGGCTGTTTGCTTATACTCGCCTAACATATTGGCGAGGTTGGCAAGATCACCATTGATTTTCCCAAGTAGGGGGTTCATCGGATCATACGGTTCACCAGGATAGATCGCAACAGGATCACCAATGAAAGTGCGGCTAGTATTTTGCACGCGCCAACGGAGGTTACCAAAATTGCAATACTGAATCTGACTCCAAGTAGCTTGAAACAAGGTTTTGGAATACCGAGTCCCCATCCACACGAGGTCTTTTTCAGCGGGTCTTACACGCTTTATAGCGTTCACCGGGTCAGACGTGGTACTGATGTATCGATTAACTGCGGGTTTTTTACCGTAGTCGAGAGGTGGTGAAAAATCCACCCTATGATCGATGAATCCGTATTGTGTCATAACTGGCATATAAGCTCCTCTTCAAGGTCAGACAACAGATCTTTAGAGCCCCTTTGGGGGCTC